ACGTTCACGTAGACAATCGCGCCCTCGGGCCCACGATGCCCGCAGGCACCACGCGAGCCATCTGGCACGCCGTGTACGCCCGACCCGCGCAGATCGTCATGGCGCATGTCCTGCTCGAGACGGGGGCCGAATGGTGCGGCATCCCGCTGCACCAGCTCGCAAGCGATCCCAAAGCGTTCGAGCGCGACGAAACCGCGTTCGCGCCATGCGCCGGCGACCTCCAGCCGTGGGGCGCGATGGGTGAATGCATAGAGGCCGTGCATATGCACTACCTCGAGGGACTGCTCACGATGGGCAGCGGCGTCGGGCCGGGGTTCACGGGCCGGCACACGGGCATCGTCATCGACTGGGCGGATGGGTTCAGCCGCTACCCCCAGGAACACAAGCCGCTCAACCTCGTGGAACGGTGGGACGGGCGCTTCCTGCTGTACCCCAACAACTACTGCCGCTTCCTCGACAAGCACTTCACGAGCGAGAAGCGAAGCGATGACTTGAAGCACTACCGCCGTGGCGAGCGTGTGTACTGGGAGGAATAGCGATCCCGCGTACACGTCCCGATAAGGTGTACGCAACTCGGAAAGAAGAACATGTAAGAGTTTCTTACGGGTTGCGCCTGTAGCCCAGCCGCCACAGGAGGCGCGAGATGTCGCGGGCGGTGGCGTCCACCGCGGCCTCGTCAAGTTCGGGGCGGGCGCAGTGCAGCGCCTCGTGGATGATGGTGTCGAGCGTGTCCTGCTCGCCCTGCCATGTCCCGATGCGGATGAGGCGTCCCTCGGCATGGCCCGGATCGACCATGCTTCCGTAGTCCTTGAGGTTCCCCGAGAACCTCAACGTCCAGTACTTGCCGCCGATGCGGACGCGCACGGGATCACTTCTTGAACCCGCGCTTCATGGCCGCATACGACTTCGCGCTGACCGTGGACTTCGACTTGGGTCGGCTGGTGCCGGCCTTGCGGCGGGCGTTGATGTTGGCGTACAGGCCACGCTTTGCCATGATGTCATCCTCTCGAGGTCTTGCCGCTGCACTTCCACTTCGCACGGGAGAGCCGCAGCGGGCTGTTGGGGTTGCGCGCCGCCGCAGGGTGCGCCTTCATCTGCGCGAACGAACGAGCGCAGTATGCGTCGCCCTTCGCGGTTCCTGGCTTGATGCGGTCTCCGCCGCCCTTGGCCTTCCCGGCCTGACCGTAGGACACCTTGCGGGTGCGGCCCGTCTCCGGGTTGCGGACCACTTTCACGAATCGCTTGCCCTTGGCTGGGGTCGGCATGATCTGTCCTTCTGAAACGGCCAGTTACTGCGCTTCGCGCACCTCGTACCGCAACACGCGGTTCGACTGGCCTGTGTGCTCGTTGCGAAAGTTGTCCATGTAGAAGCGTAGCCAAAGCGCGCCCTTGGGCTTTGGCGGCATGCCCTTCTCCACGGCCCACCCGGCCTGCTCGCTGAACTCGTCCTTGTACCCGGGCGAACGGACGTGGGTCACGCGGTCAAGGTACGGGCGCCCGTGCGGCGACAGGCGCGCACGCTGGATCGGCATGATCCACTCGTCGTGGGTGTGGCCCGTCCAAATGATGTCGGCGTCGGGCAGGTAGACCGCCATGCGCGAGGTCTGGATGGTGCCGCGGGTGACGGGGCCGCCGCCGCCATAGCCGTGGTGCATGTACATCACGACGCTGCCGCCGATGAGCTGCCTGCGCGACTTGTTCCGCACGAGGAACCGCACCCAGTTGGCGTATTTGCCAGCATACGCTTGGCAGTCGGCAGGTCTGCGGTGGCGCAGCGCCTCCACCAGCCGCTCGTTCATGTCCGTCTCGTGCCGCTTGCGGATGGCGGTTTCGTGGTTCCCGGGCGCGAACAAGAGCGCCATGTCTGCATGCGGGGCGACGTAATCGGCGGTCGTGGTAATGACCGAATCGAGGTAGCGCCCCTGCTGATGCTCCGGCCGGCAGGCTGATGTGTCGGATCGCAGGTCGTACTTGCCCTGCATAAGGCACAGGAAATCCCCGTTGGAGAGCCACCGCCCGCCGCGCTCGCGGCATTGCCGCATGTGGCGCTCGAACATCCCACGATCTGCGTGCGCATTGTCGATGTGAGCGTCGGACACCAGCAGGAAATACTGCTCCCAATCCTTGCTCGGGATGTTGCTATCGCGCTCCTCGGTCATTTCGACCGTGAACGATCCAGGGTGGTGCTGCGTGATGCTCACACCCATCCGGCCGCACCCTACCAACGCTCGCCCGCATTTCACGTTGGCGGAAATATTTCTGATTTTTTCTCATGTTCCCCCCTTGCGCGGTCGATATACACCGATGTACACCACGCACGTCGGCCGAGGCGTGTTGCCGAGGCCGCCAACAACGAGAGGACACAATGGACCGCAGCCGATTCATCGCCGAGATTCTGGAGTCGCAGGAAAAGGCCCGCACGTTGCTCGATGCCCAGCGCCGGCATGCCGAGCTTGAGGCGCAGGTGTTCGCGATGGTTGACCTTGAGATCAAGCGTCGCGCCGAGCAGGACCGCCCCGCCGCCGACCGTTGCCCCATCTGCGGCGACGAGTACGGGAGCCTGTCGTGAATAACTCCACCGCACAGCTCGTCAAGCGCGTCTGCTCGCTCATCCGCACCCTAGATCGCGCCCCGCGGACCCGTGCCGAACTGGCGCGGGATTGGGGATGCACCACGCGCAACGTGAACTACACAATCGACCGCGCCCGGACGTTGTTCCGGGTGCGGCTCGAGCACGTGCCGGGGCGTGGCTACGTCCTGCACGACACCGGAATCCTGAACCGCGCCGTAGTCGCACGGAGGTCTACGTGAACCTCTTTGACCACGCCGAGGCCCAGCGCCGCAAGGAAATCGGGAAGGCGCTTGCCGCCGACCGCCGTCACGAACTGCTCGCGACCGCACGCGGGTTCGCCGCGTTCCTTGCCCGGGAATACGGCACCGTCACGGCCGACGATGTCGCCGAGCTCATGGCCGCCAACAACCTGGATTACGCGGACCTCGGCAACGCGGCCGGGTCGGTGTTCGACGCCAAGTTCCAATGGACCGGGCGCGTCGTTCCGAGCAAGCGTCCGTCTACTCACGGCCGCCTCATTCGCGAATGGAGCCTCGCATGATGCTCTCCACCGAAGTGACTATCGAAGTGTCGGATGCGCTGTTCGGCCCCGACGCCGCCGTGCTCGAGTACCTCGCCGATCATCAGGTCGAGGCGATCCTCGACGTGCGGTGGGAGCGCGAGGATATTGAGCGGTTCCACCAGCACGGCAGCGTCGTGCGCGAGGCGTGGGAGGTGCGGTTCTGGCACCCATTCAAGATCATCCTCGACGGCGTCGCGCTGGATCACCCGTCGAAGGTGCCGAGCGATTTCCCCATGCAGGAGATCCTGAAAGCGCTCGAGTCTGCCGAGGTCGCAAAGCTGCTTCGCAGCGCTGGCGTGGAAGCGAGGAGGGCGTGAGATATCTCTCCGTGTGCAGCGGCATTGAAGCCGCCTCCGTCGCATGGCACCACCTTGGGTGGACGCCCGTCGCCTTTAGCGAAATCGAACCGTTTCCCGCAGCGGTGCTCGCGCACCATTTCCCTAATGTCCCCAACTACGGGGACATGACGAAGCACAAGGAGTGGCCTCTTGGACCCGGATCAATTGACCTTCTCGTGGGCGGAACGCCCTGCCAGTCCTTCTCCGTCGCCGGACTCCGCAAGGGGATCAGCGACCCACGCGGAGGACTCATGCTTACCTATCTTGAGATCGCTCAACGTCTGCGGCCTCGATGGATTGTCTGGGAAAATGTTCCCGGTGTCCTGTCCTCAAACGGAGGACGGGATTTTGGCACCTTCCTCGGGGCGCTGGGCGAACTCGGGTATGGGTTCGCCTACCGAGTGCTGGACGCTCAGTACGTGCGAGTGGGGCGATGGCCCAGAGCCGTCCCGCAGCGCCGGCGACGTGTGTTCGTTGTCGGATGTCTTGGAGACGGGGCCGCTGCCGCCCAGATACTCGCTCTCGAAGAAGGCTTGCGAAGGCATATTGAGGCGCAGTCAAAAAAGGGCAAAGGTTCTGCCCCCGATGCTGAAGGCGGCGCTCGAGGCGGTTGCTGGTGGGACGGAGGACAAGTAAGCCAGACGCTGGACGCGGTGTTGCAGCCGACCGCTGGGACGCTCGGCAACCGTGGCCTGCGGTCGCACACGGAACTAGATGGACATGGGGCGTACATCCCGGTGGCGCAGCCCGTCCCCTACGACCTGTTTCAGATCACCGCCCCGGTGAACCGTCAGAACCGCAAGCCGGGTGACCCGTGCCACACGCTGGCGCGGGACAACGCGGCCCATGCGGCGGTGGCCCACGCCTTCTACAGCACGGGCGGTACGCACGGAGTAAATCAGCAGCCCGAGGTGTCGCCCGCCGTCAAGGTCGGTAGCGGCCTTGGCATCCCATCGCCGCCGGCGGTGGCGCACGCTCTGCGCGGCGAAGGGTTTGACGCGAGCGAGGATGGAACAGGACGAGGGACGCCGCTTGTGCCGCAAGCCATGACCGTGCGCCGACTCCTGCCCGTTGAGTGCGAGAGACTCCAGGCGTTTCCCGACGATTGGACGCTCATCCCGTGGCGCGGCAAGCCGGCAGAGCAATGCCCAGACGGCCCACGCTACAAGGCGCTCGGGAACTCAATGGCCGTGAACTGCATGGCCTGGATCGGGGAGAGGATCGCAGCTGTGGAGGCACTTCAATGATTGACAGCACAAATACGGGACAGGTCGCCATGACGCTACGGCACGGCCAGAGCGTGTCGCTCGTCCACCCGGACGGCACCGTGTGCGTCGTAGCGCCGACGCCGAAGCAGGTCGGGAAATGCCATATCGTCATCATCGCACCGAAGGCGGTGCGGATTGAGCGAGACAAAGAAACCGCCGACGAGATCGAACAACTTGAAGCCGCGTTACTCAAGGCGATCAACGAGCGTAACGAGGCAAAGGAACGCAACGTGCGGCTGCTCTCGCAGTTGCAGGAATACGAAGTGAGGGAACTCTGATGCCGAACCCCGACTACGTTCTTGCAATGGTGCGCCAGCGCGCCAACGCCAAGCTTGCCGCCGCCGAGAAACAACCTGCGAAGCACGCCGACTTCGCCGAGTCGTGCCGCGCCGAGGCCGCGTTCTACTGGCGCATCGCCGACGCGATGGAGGAACTCATGCGCGACGCCGCGGACGCACGGAGGGAGGCCATCCGTGCGTGACTACGGCGACGAGCACACCGCACCTTCGTGTTATGGAGAGCCTGGGGGCGGGGCGTTCCCGCCCCCGGGCGCTGACATATGCGAACGCCTCGCCATCACGTGGGACGGCATGGGCGAGATGGCGAACGCCGAACGCGCCGAGGCGCGTGCCGAAATCATGCGACTACGGGCCGAACTCGCGCTGTGCCAACGGTGCATGCCAGCGCACATCGCAAAGATCCTTTATGAGGGGAGCGGCTGATGAAACCGGGGAGAGGCGAGACGGAAGAGGACATCGTTGACCGCACACGGGCAAGCGGGACCGACGATCCGCTCACGCTCGAGCTCATGCAGGAAGTCGTGTACCTGCGTTCGGAGCTAGCGAAGGTACTACGGCGTATCAACGACTACGTGCTGCGAGAGACGAACCACAGGAGGCGAGATGATTAGTTTCACCGTGCCGGGACTGGCCGCGCCGCAGGGAAGCAAGCGGGCGATCCGGCTCCGCAGCGGGCGCGTCGCGCTCGTGGAGTCATCCGCAAAAGTGAAGCCGTATCGCGCCGTGTTCGCGCTGGCGGCGAGGCAGGCGTGGACCGAACCGCCGGCCGATGACGCGGTCGCCGTCGAACTCCTGTTCCGGTTCCCGCGCCCCAAGTCGCACTACACGAGCACTGGCATGCTGCGCTCAAGCGCGCCGCGTGCGCCAGGGCGACCGGATTTGGACAAGCTGTGCAGAGCTGCTTTGGACGCTATGACCGGGGTGGTCTACGTGGACGATGCCCAGGTCGCCATCCTGTCGGCGGCCAAGGAATGGGGAGACACGGCGGAAACCTGCGTCAAAGTCTGGGCTTGACAACCATACGCCTTGGTATATACTGACCACGTCAGCGGTGGGCGCGTTGCCTGCTGCGGCATTCACGAGAGGAGATCACGATGACTGCATTGGCACGACTTGATGACGAGAAGCGCGAGCTCTTGTCTCGCACCCTGTGCGCGGGCGCGAGCCGCGACGAGATGGAACTGTTCTTCAGCGTCTGCGACCGCACCGGGCTGGACCCGTTCGCTCGCCAGATTTACGCCGTCAAGCGGTGGGACAGCCGCGCCGGCCGCGACGTGATGCAGACGCAGGTCAGCATCGACGGGTTCCGCCTGGTCGCCCAACGCAGCGGCGAGTACGCGGGCCAGACCTCGGTGGCGTTCTGCGGGACGGACGGGCAGTGGACCGACGTATGGCTCCACGACGAGCCGCCCGCCGCCGCCCGTGTCGGGGTCTACCGCAAGGGGTTTGTTGAGGCGGTCACCGCCGTCGCCCTGTTCCGCGAGTACGCGCAGCGCAAGAAGGACGGCGGCCTCACGGGCATGTGGGGCAAGATGCCGTCCGTGATGATCGCCAAGTGCGCCGAGGCGTTGGCGTTGAGGAAGGCCTTCCCCGCCGAACTGTCCGGGCTCTATACCGCCGAGGAGATGTCGCAGGCGGATAACCCGCCCGTGGCCCCCGCCCCGCAGTCCCACGTCGTGGCCGTCCTGCCGCCCCCGGCCGCAGAACCCGCCACGATGCCACAGGACGCGCCGGCAGTCGCCGACGCCCCCAAGCCCGTCCGCAAGGCCCGGAAGCCGCAGGAGGCGCCTGCGGCCAAGCCGAGCCCCAACGACGTGCCCGTCGCGGGCCCGACCGACTCCTACCCCGACGAGTACGAGGGATCGTTTCGCATCCACCGCGTCGTGCGCCGCCCGGGCCGCGCCATCGCCATCGAGGCCACGGGCCAGCACGGGCCCGCTTGGATCGCCACCACCGTCCGGGAGTACGCGGACCTCGCCGAGGAGTCGATCAACGGCAGCCTCACGATGGACGTGGCCCGCGTCGGCAAGGCGCTCACCGTCATGCGCGTGCTGCGCTCCGAGCAGCCGCCGGCCCCCGAACCCGCTCCCGTCACGGACGGCAGCGATCTCCCCTTCTGACCCTACCCGGAGGAATACACCATGAGTCTCTACGCCATCCAGAACGAGATCACCGACATCGTGGACGCCATCCTCGACGGGGGCGACGCCGAGGCGCAGCAGGCGCTTGAGGCGCACCTCGCCGGCTTGGACGCGGCCCTTGACGAGAAGGCCGATGACTACGCCGCGCTCATCCAGCACCTCGCTGCCCGGGCCGACGCCCGCCGCGTCGAGGCCCAGCGCATGCGCGACCTGGCCGCCACCGACGAGGCGCTCGCCGACCGCCTCAAGGCCCGCCTGAAGGAAGCGATGGAAACGACCGGGCGCACCAAGCTGGACACGGCGCGGTTCCGCTTGTCGGTTGCGGGCAACGGCGGGAAGCAGCCGCTGTC